AATTTCTGATGAAAATCAGTGAAATGACAATGAGAGGCCCAGACCTCTCAAAACAAGCAGAACAATTTGTACAAAACAATAAAGACCAATGGTATAAAAATGGTAAACATGTAGCAGACATTGAGGACTTTAAAGTCTTACATGATGGTAATAACTATTATTCACTGTGGGATGATACAGCTTTCGTGGCATGTTGTTCGCTAACAGACGAGAACACCGTAGATAACGTTTATGTTAGTCCAGATTACAGAGGCAAGAAGATTTTGTCAATGTTATTGTGGTTTTTTAAGACCAGACTAAATCGTTCACCATTAATTTTGGGTAGTGTTCATTCTAAGGATATGCAGGAAGTTATCAAGGGACTAACACGTTTTAACAAATACTGGCACAATGTGAATACCGGAGAGAATGCACCTTTTAGTATAGACACACTGGATAAATTTTATAGCTATGTAGAGGTAACACC